GGACCCCCACAAAGAGCAAGAGCAGCAAACCGGGACGACGGGCAAAGCCAGCCCCCGTCAACGCGGATATCCTGGGCAAAAAGGGGAAAAAGTAATGCCCAAGGTGGGGAGCAAGCATTACGCCTATACCCCGCAAGGCTACGCCGCCGCTGACCGTGCCGCCAAACGCAGTGGCAAGAAGGTGACGCGCAAAAACAACAGTAAGGGATTTAACGGTACGCCAAAGCCAAAATGAAGAAAAAGGAAATAGATTTCTGGACCGGTTGTATCGAAAACAGCCAGACCTACATGCGCGAGCGCCATAAGGTCTGGAAACGTCTGTTGAAGGCGTACGATATGGAGATGGAGATCGGTTCGCTGCCCGCTGACCAGGTGGTGCGGGTGTCGCGGTTCTATCCCTTGTCGCGGCAGATCATCGCTTCGATCTCGTTTCGTTATCCACATATGTTTTTCCATGTCGAAGAGCCGGACTACGAGTTCGCTACTGATATTCTGGAGCGCGTGGCAAATGCCGCCCTTGAGCAGATGAATACCAAGGCCGAAGTGCAGCAGTGTATCTTCGATGCGCTGTTCTGCAACATTGGCTGGCTCAAATGCGGCTACAATCCTCCCGGTGACGATGATCTCGTCGCGCCTTACACCATTAATGACGCGTTGTCGAACGATTTTCCCTACATCCATCGTATTAACCCCTTCAATATCTTTGTCGATCCGCTGACTCCACCGCACAAGCTCTCCCATGCGCGGTTTATGATCGAAAAGATGCTGGTGCCTTTAGAGTACGTGAAAAAGGACGAGCGCTTCGTGAACCGTCGTCAGATACAACCCTCAGACGGCAACGAAGAGGTGGCAGACGGTTTTCTCAAGGGGTTGTCCGGTATCGATACCGCCGGCGAAAAAGAAGCGCTTAATCAAGCTAAGAGCATGGGCGAGATGACGGTGCTTTACGAGATCCACGATCGTATGAAACGCCGTCGCTACACCTTCGCCCCAGGAGTCGAAGATCCGATAGAAGATGTTGAACATCCGATGCGGGCGATGCGGCCAGTGATGGAACCAGACCCCTTTACCGGCGAAATGTTGATGACCGGCAAGTACGAACCGGAAGAGGGTTTTCTGGTGCAGGGTGGATTTCCCTATATCCCCCTCAAATTCGATCAAAGCCAGGGATCGTTCTACGGTCAGCCGCCGATGGCGTATGCCGAAGATCTGCAGAAGCTCATTGTCGAGTCGATATCGCGCCGCGCCGATCTGCTCAAGCGTTATCCGCGCATCCTGCTGGGATCGAGACGGGAGCGCGATAATAACGCCGATATTGCCCAGGCATTGGAAACTGGCAAGGATGGAGAGATCATCTGGGTCGATGACGTTAACCAGAGCTTCAAGGAGTTAAGCTGGGGAGCTTTGCCGCAGGATCAACTGGGCTTGGAGCGCGATGCCGCCATGTACGAAGAGCAGAGCTTGCAGGTGTCGCAGATGTCTATGGGTGGCGGTCCCAAACGCACTGCTACCGAAGCCTCGCTGATTGCCAGCTACGGTCAGCTCAACCGCGAGTGGATGCAGGACAAGGTCGCCGTTCTCTACCGCACGGTAGTGCAGAACACTTTGCGGATGATGGCCGATCAGCGCTATCTGCCAGAGGAATTTTTGATCAATGTCGCCCACGATGAAGCTGAACCGGTCTACGAAGCGGTGACTTCTGATATGTTGCGGGTGCGTTACAAGGTGGACATCGAAACCGGTACCATGGCACCTTTGACTGAACAACTGGAGCGCGAAGATGCGCTGGCGTTGTTCAATTATACCTCGCAATTGCCTGAAATCGACCGCACCGAAGCGATCAAGGGGTTGTTAAAGGCGTTTAGGGTGTCCGATCCCGACAAATATTTCAAAAAGACGGTGTCAGTGGAAACGCAGAAGCTGGCAAGCATGGAAAATGTGATGTATCTGCTGCGCGGTTTTCAAAGCAACGTGCTGCCGGAAGAAAAGCACCAGGAACATCTAGAGATCCACAAGCAGATCCAGACCATACCGGAATTCCTGCAACTGTTGCCAGCACAACAGCAGCAGGTGCTGCAGATTGCCCAGCAGCATATGCAGCAGCACCAGCAGTTTCTAGAACAGATGGCCCAGGGCCAAGGCCAAGGCCAAGGCCAGCAAGCGGCTGCGGGCCGTATCCCCGGCGTGCGCGAACGCAGCGGCAGCGAAGGCGATATTGTCTCTTTAGTGCGATCACAGGCGCAGGAGATGTCACAGGCGGTGCAACGCGCCCCAGGACAGAATTAGAGGCTTATGATTTTCCACGATTTTGAATGTTCGCAATGCGGACAGGAGCAGATTGATGTGGTCTTCGACCACAGTTCCCAGGTGCGCTCCACCGTGCCTTGTAAGTGCGGCGGCGAAGCGTCAATGCTCTTTGGCCGCACCAATTTCATCCATAGCAGACATTCTAACATGTACGGCAAATATCATGTCGGGTTTGGTGAGGTGGTGCGTGACTATAATCACAAACAGCAGTTGTTGAAGAAATACAACTGTATTGAATCCGCAGATCCGGTGGGCGGCAGTCGGTGTCATCGCGACAGTGAATTGTTCGCGCCGAAACCCAAGCTCGACGGGCCGCAAGCGGCCTTCGGCATCACCCCAGAAGCGGCTATAGCCGCCGCCGAAAAGAATCTGGAGCAAAATAATGACTGAATCCGTGCTGGATGTAGACTCCGTAATTGATGTTGGGACACCTGATTCGGACGCAGCGGGGACAGCGGCCTCATCGACAGATAATGAGGTTTCGCTGTTTCCCGATGCCACTTCGGATGCAGCTCCTGGCGACGTTAATGGACACTCTGCCCCCGCATCTGAAGTACCGGACAACGTCGATCTACTCAGAACACCGGTAGACAAGTTGCCCGCAAACCTGCAGCCTCTGGCTCCACTGGCGAAGAATCTGCAGGCTGAGTTTACCCGCACGCAACAGGATCTGCGTGAGCGCGAAGCGAAGTTGACTCAGCGTGAGTCGCAGATCCTTGAGCAGAACAAGCAGGCGCAGAGTCACCAGCAGCAATGGGCAGATCGAGTGCAGCAAAGCGTCTATCCGCAGACCGATCCGGTGCAGGAGATGCGCCAGAGTCTGACGGAGGATGAAAATCGCGCTGTCGATACGGTGCAGGCTATTGTCCAGCACCAGGTCGGTAGCGAGTTGGAGACGATGCGCGGCGAACTCGATGCAATGCGGCAGGAGAATCTGAAACTGCGGTCAGGGTATTCTGGAGTTCACAATTACGTCACTGAACAGGTGCAGCATCGCACGCGGGGTGCAGTAGCCGAAGCTATCAGCAAACATGGCGAGGACGTGCGTAATTACGGACCCCAGATTATACACATGCTCAAAGGCGACGCTCCGCCCAACCCGCTGACCGGTAAACGGTATACGGTGACACAGGCGTATGAACAGATTACCGGGAAAACGGCGCAACGTGCGGCGGGATTGCGTCAGGCCGATAAACAGGCTCGACGCACCAGCAAGCGGGCGGTTGCAGCCAACGCGTCAGTGGATACATCCGAAGATGCAGGACCATTAAGTGAAGCAGAGATTTTGAATCAGATGCAGGCTTTGGGATTTGAATAAACATATTAAAAACAGGGAGTAACATGACGTGGCGTCTACATCTACCACTGAAACGTGGGATGCAGCGTGGACATTAACACTTCGCGCTCATAGAAAACGTCTCACAGACAACTTTTTCGATTCTTACCCAACCTTAAACAGCTTGAGGCAGGGCAACGCCCTCGAAGTTGAGAGCGGCGGTAAGGAAATTCAGGAGGATCTCCTCTACGGCGGCAATACGGCTGAGTTTTTCTCCGGGTTTGACGTGCTTAACACGGATAGCGTCGACGGTATTACGGCGGCGTTTTTCCCGTGGCGTTATTGCGCCGTGCCGATCACCATATCGATGACTGAGGAGCAGGAGAACAAGAAGTCAGATGCTGCTATGAAGCTGTTGGCGGCGAAGACGGAACAGTCGGTACTGACCATGTCTGACCAGATCAACAATGCGTTGTATTCGGCACAGACCGGCAAGTCAATCCTGGGATTCCAGGACATTATTGCCGATGCTCCGTCGAGCAGCCCCACCACGCTGGGCGGCATTACCGTCAGCGGTAATAGTTGGTGGAAGAACAAGGCCAACAACGCTACCGCTGATACTTCGTTCCAGACCATCTCCAACAGCCATTTCTACGAGGGCATGTTGCGGATGGCGACAACGTGGACCAATACCTCCGAAGGTAACC